GAGCGGTCGCGGCGTTGCCGGTCGCGGGGTCGTTGAAGCACCACACGAGCTCCTTGACGGGGTGGTTGTACGACAGGCGCTTGTTGGAGGTCTGGCCCGCGGTGACGGTGTCCGAACCAGTGTGCTGGACCTGCTCGATCAGGTACTCGTGGCCCTTCTGGGCGAAGCGGCGGCGCTCCTCGGTGTCAAGGTAGACGTAGTTGGCCCACACCTTGAACACGTTCTTGTTGAGGTAGGTCTCCATGTCCGACGCAAGGTCAAAATCAATGCGGACCTCGTGGTACTGGAGCGCGATGAGGGGAAGGTAGAGACCGGGGTTGCGGTTGAAGAAGAAGATGAGGGGGAGGTACACAACCTTGCCGTCCTCGGCAGTGGTCATCTTACCCCAGTTAGCCTTCTTGGACTCATCCAGGTAAAGCTCGGAGTACAAACGCCACCAGCGCTGGTAGTGCTTATCGATGCGCTGACCACCAATGGAAAGCTCCGCGGAGGCGATGGCACGCTCAGCGACCCAGCAGGAGGGGGCACCGGCGAAGGTGTTGGACGAAGTCGCGTCGGACTCGAGCTCGAGGTACATGTCACCGACGAGATCACCGTTGCGCGCGACAGTCACGGACACGCGACCGGAGTTGGCGGCAGTACCGTTGACGGTCTGCTCGATGTTCTCCATCGCGAAGTTAGTGTGGCGCTTGTAAACCGCCTGGAAGAAAGTAACCTTAGGGTTACCAGTGAGGTACACATCTTGGGCACCGTAAGCGACGAGTTGCATAAGACCACCGGCCATTGTGAGAGTTTTTGTACTATAAGCAGAGAAAAAAATTTTGGGTGGAGAACACGCGGTATTTTTGATTTTGAATTTTCTCAGTCTAGGTTAAAATGTCGTCACGTCCTGAAGAGGAAGAACCAATTGAGGAAATTGAGGAGGGTGAGATTGTCTCAGAGGAGGAAGAGGAAGAGGATATTGAACTGACAGACGAGGAAGACTATGATATCAACGACGATGATGAGGAGGATAACATGGACCTCGCGGGTCTCATGACCTCCCTTCTGGCCACCCCCGACGGGGACACAATCTGCTCGGCTCTCGTTAACCTCTGTTACCAATTGGAAACCCAAAACAAGATCTTAATTAAAATGCTTTCGAAGATGCAACCCCCAAAATCGGCTTAGAAAGAAAAATCGTAGTGTAATAAATTAGAATGGAGCATACCCATTTCATTGATAAGGATCCGAACAAGTATGAAGCTTTGGTGGAGCTTCAAAAAGAACACATCCAGTCAATGAAAGAAGAACAGGTTTACGACATCATCGATAAATTTGAACAGGCGTGGTATCTAAAATCCAACGACTTTAGAAATGCTCGTGAGCTGGGCTACCGTCAGTTTGTACATTCCGACAACTTTGATGAACACGGTAACCCCAATCCGAGTCAAATTGATATCCTGGCTATTAAGGGTATCCGTGACAAGCAGAGAACCTTCCTGATTAACCTGAAGAACCACACCCGAGACTTGAAGATTCACAAGAAGGAGCCTAATGATGATGGTATGACTGTCGTGCGACGAATTAACAATGTCCTGAAGCAGTTGAGTGATGGGTACGATAACATTCGTCGTCACTACACCTCTTTTGAACGTGTGGATAATCCCACAGCTCTCCCACAGTTTAGCAGCAACGGTGATCCCTCTACAATGGATGAGGAAGAGGTTGAAAACTCTACTCCATTTCAAAAGTGTCTCCTCTACTCTCTGGATCAGACGTACAAAGCTGGATACAGGCGTTACAAGGGACAGTGCTGTGAAGAGATTCGGACTATTGAGGGACACAGAACCCGTGCATGGCAACCCAAGTTTACGATTGAACAGTTTGTGTATTCTCTCTCCCAAAAGGATGATGACTTTGCTATGTGGAAGAACTTCACGAGCCGTGGTAATGTCTACAGAGATGTCGTTGATAACATGAGCAAGTGTGTGGATGCCCAGTTCCCAGAAATTACGAAGCGCCGACATGTTTGGAGCTTCAGGAACGGTGTCTTTGTGGGTAAGGAGTGGCTCCCTGATCAGGGAGTGTACGACTGCCGATTTTATCCTTACGACAGCCACGAGTTCAGGTGTCTGGATCCAACTATCATCGCCTGCAAGTACTTTGATCAGCAGTTTGATGACTTTTCTCACGTTGAAAAGTGGCAAGACATCCCAACTCCGTGGTTTGATTCCGTCTTGGAATACCAAAAGTTTGATAAGGATGTCTGTCACTGGGCCTACGTTATGGGTGGACGACTCTGCTTCGATGTGGGTGAGTTGGATGCATGGCAGGTGATTCCTTTCTTCAAGGGTATTGCGCGTTCGGGTAAGTCTACCCTAATTACTAAGGTTTTCAAGAAGTTTTATGAGAATGAAGATGTTGGTACCCTTTCCAACAACATTGAGAAGAAGTTCGGCCTCTCTGCCATCAAGGACGCTTTCATGTTTATTGCCCCCGAGGTGAAGGGTGATCTTGCCCTTGAACAGGCGGAGTTTCAGTCTATGGTGTCCGGTGAAGATGTCAGCGTCGCTGTAAAGAACAAGACAGCGGTCTCCATTGAATGGAAGGTTCCAGGTGTGTTGGGTGGAAATGAGGTTCCAAACTGGAAGGATAACTCCGGATCCGTTCTCCGACGTATTCTCGCGTGGAACTTCTCCAAGCAGGTTAGGGAAGCGGATCCCCAACTTGATGAGAAGTTGAACAGGGAGCTTCCTATTATTCTTCTCAAGTGTGTGAGAGCCTACTTGGACTATTCTAATAGGTACAGGGACAAGGATATTTGGAATGTGGTACCAGAGTACTTCAAGAAGATTCAGAAGCAGGTTGCGATGGTGGCGAGCTCACTCCACAACTTCATGGAGAGTACCCTCATTGAGTATGGCAAGGATCTCTTCGTTCCACAGAAGCTCTTCGTGCAGGTATTCAATCAGCACTGTCAGGCAAACAACTTGGGCAGACACAAGTTTACTCAAGACTTCTATGCCGGGCCTTTCAGTTCTAGGGAGATTGAAGTCAGGGAGGAAATGGTGACCTACAAAGGACGCACATACCCTATTCAGCCCGTGATCTATGGTCTAGATGTGGTGGATGAGAGTTTGGGATTCACAGATGACTACTAAAAAAAATACTGCTAAATAGTAATAATGAGCCAACAGCTCAAAGAGTTTGTGAAGCAGTCGGGGGTGGAAGTCAGTCCATCATCCGTTTCCACAACTGCGTCAAACAACAATCTCGCTAGAGAGATTGAAGCTAATATGTTAAAAAAACAGGAAGTCCCAGCTCGTCTAGAGAGAAACATGATAAGTAACTCCAACTATGGAGAGTTTGCCGAGTTTTTGAACAGTAACAATAACAACAACTTTAACTTCAACAAACTTCCAAATGAAAACAGACAAATGATTACAAATGTTCTCGCTGGAATTGAAACTCCTAAAAACTTGGAGCTCACATTCAGTAAATTGAACCCGGGTATGTTCAATGCCACTGTAAACAAAGAGTTTCCACAACAAGGTAACCTTGTTGACCTAAAGAAAATCCTCATGAAAGTTCCTCAACCAAGAACCTCTATCGGCGAAGGTCTTTATCTAGACACGACGGAAATCATTGGTAGGTATGGTGCTATGCAAGAGGGTTTCTCTCACACCCGTGAGTATGGAAAGCGCGGTAACATCAACAGGAGTTTCTTTACTGTGCAGATAAAGGTTACTGTCAGCAATGGGGTGGAGTCTAAGGGTGCCACTGTGAACATTTACAAGAATGGTAAGATTCGTTTCTCTGGTGGCTTTGTCGGTACGAACATTGCGAATCAACCAGAGCTCATTCGTAGATTCATAGTAAACACATATACTGAGAAGCAGGCATACTTGTATAACCCCTTTGAGTACAACAATCTCAGTGGTCAATTTAGAATTAACGGTAACTTTAAAGACTTATCCACCATAGCCAGTCGTAAACAGAGATTGTATGCTTCTGTTGGTGTTACAAAGTTAGATTTTGAACCCGAGCTTTCCCCCTTTATGTATGTCAACTACAAGGGTCATAAGTACAACTTTGCTCAAAGTGGAAACGTTCAAATCGCCGGTGCCGTGAGTCCTGCGAATATGCTCGTCGCCTACAACGACGCGATAGACCTCATCAAGATTATGAAGACAAACGGAGACGTTGAGGTTACTGGTGAATTTCCCAAACAACTCATTAAGGGTGCTCGTACCCCAAAGAAGAGGGGTCCTAAGAAGAAGACGGGCCCCCGTGTTGCTAAGGTGGCACCAAAGAAGAAGCGCAACGCCGTTTTCAACATTCAGATTAACGGTATCCAATGTATGCGTTTCTCCAAACCAGAACTTGTGGATTTCGCAAAGAAATTGGGTGTTGTTGGTATTACCCAAACCACTAAGAAAGAGGAGATCTGCAAAAAGATTAATGGAGTTCTGAACAAGAATACCACAACTTTTAGGAATACAAACAAGAACAAAAATGTCAAGCTTTCGGGTTCCAACGAGAACTTCAAGGTTGGAAAGTCCAAGTGTATGAACTATGATAAGACTGAACTTCTCAGAGTTGCCAAGATTCTCAAGATACAGCTTGACGAGAAGGAGACCAAGGCTACTCTCTGTAAAAAAATTGAAAAGGCTCGCAATTCTATGTTGGCTCCCAAACCAAAGCCAAAGACTCCACCCGCGAAGAAGGTTGTGAGACAACAAAAGGCTCAAGAAAAGAAGGTGGTCAGAACTGAACAGGTGATGAAGAAGAGAGGTCTAGATGACAACTCTATCCGAAAGGATATTATAAAGCTTTACGGTAAGAGGTGGATGGATCGTTACAAGAATGTCATGCCCTCCCTCAACAACGATGTCCGTGAAATGACTATTCGTCTCGGTAAGATGTCTGGTGGTAACAAGGCGGGTATCCCCTTCAAGAAGAATGTGGATGACGTGAAGAAGGCCCTTGTAGACAAATGGAAGAGGGAGCGTGGGCGTAACCTTGAGAAAAAGTACATAATGAATTCGCTCAACGTCTCCGGTATACCACGTAACATGGTTAACACGTACAAGGCGAGGGCTACAAATTACATTATGATCCACAGTCCCACCAAGACACAGTTAGAGAAGTACAAGAAGACTTGGCTGAACAACGCCAAGAATACAAAGAATGCCACACCCAAAGCGGTCCCTAGAGTAAAAGCTAAGAGAGAAACGTTGTAAACTTAAGGAATAAGTCGCATATAATTGTAAATGCAAACAATCGGAGAACAACTGACTGAGCGTCTTGAGATTGGACTCAAGAGATATGGTCATGGTGTGATTGTTGATTCTGACACGAGAGAATGGGGTACACCTGAAAATTCCTGGATTAACATGGCGGTTGAGGAATTTTTAGATGGAATCATCTATGTCGTGGCAGACTATATTAGAAAGGGCAGGGAGAGTGAAGCGGGTATGTCCGATCTTGAAAAAAGGTACGGCCCCCGTGAAGCTGATGATAATGGACTCATCATGTTCATTACAAAAAACTACAATGATATGGAGAGTCCTAAACATAAGATGCTCCTATGGAATCTATTTAACATGTTACTCTCGTGTTCACGATTTTAAGAGGTTCGGCAATTTGCTTAAGGTGTACGGTGTGGTAGGCAAAATTGTATTTAGGGAACATATCTTTAATCATATTTGACAAAGTTGTAGCTTCAACTATGTTGGGGAGTCCCGAACACACAGACATCTTCTCAATTTGGAGGAGACGATCTTCCATCAACACAAACTTCTTGAGTCCATCTTCATTCATTCCATCTCCACTCATCTTGAGATACATATCTCTGGAGGCTCCATGGCTTAAATGAAAATGCTTAGAACCCAGAACCTCTTCACCTTTATTTCTCGTATCAAACATGAATATCAGTGCCAATATACCCAAGAGTATATAGATCATTTACTTATTACACAGGAATTAATTTAGAAAGGTCGTTCACTTTGTGGACGATGTTGAAGAACTCGTCACGAGAAGAGACCCTTGTTGCATCAACAATCTCAAACTCAATCTGGTAGGAGCACTCCTCTTCAGAGTCCATGTCGGCGTTATCACCCGATGAGATGGTCATATCAATACTGAGATTCTTGCGCACAAAGGAGTGTCGGGTCTTTGTCCTCTTACGGTCCATCTCATATTCACCCCAAGTTGGGATTTCCCGGGAGACACTGAAACGCATGTCGGTGGGACTCCCGGAAAAGTCCTCCTTGATGACATTAATCTTTTGAATCATCTTTTGTTCACCGGTGTCTTGGTTAGAAGTGATACGAATGGAGTCTTTGTCGTTGTAGAAAATGTCAGAGACGGAAGATTCAATCTTTTCCCAATTGGGATACTTTTTGAGACCTCTGAGGACCCTCTCGAACGTTTCTTTACCCACATTGGTGTCAAAAAAGGAGCCGTTGTACTTTCCTAGACGCAGTTCCACTTCAATGTGTTCTTCATCCTTGTAGGAATCAAACACAGGAAGCACCTTTTCAACGATAGCTTGAATGTCGTGCATGTTTTCTTACTTTTATGATTCGCGTCATTCTCTTAAGTGTTTTTTGTACAAATATTGTAATGAGAGGTTTTTTAAACCTTGGGAATACATGCTACTTCAACACGGCCCTTCAATGTCTCCTCCATATCCCAGTTTTGACGAATTACCTGATCAAGCACCCATATGA